GCCGTTGCGGTCGATGTCCTTCAGAAGCTGTAGGATCCGCTTGAGCATCCTGCGGTCCTGGGTGGTCCAGTATTCAAAATCTTCCCATGCTTCTTCTGTCCACGCCTTAATCATCGAGCTTGACCTCGTGGATGGTGCCGCCGGTAGCCTCCATCTCCGCGATGGACTTACGCAGCCGGGCCTGATTCTGTTCCGAATAGAACGGGTCTACTGAAAGCTCGAAAGGCAGGCGCTGCTCCCGGGTCATCTTTTTAGCCAGCATAGTAACGGCGGTGGA